AGGAGAATAAACCATGAAGAGTGACATAATTAAAATAACAGATATAGAAGAGCATGAGGATGGCAGTGCTACGCTGCAAGTAGAGTGTGACCCAGAAACCTTTATGGCTATCTTTGACGTAGGCTTTGTAACATTAATCAAGGCTGGCCTAGAGAAGGAGAAAAAAGAAGATGGGTAGGTATGTAGTGGAAATAGAGGTAGAGAAGGGGGAATACACTTTCGTAAGGAAGGAGAATCCTTGGACGTATGATACTGAGGTACGGGTATTTACTGACCGTGAGGAAGCTGAGAAAGAGGCTAAGAAGTGGAATACAGGTAGAGTAGTGGAGTATCTATAATGTTGTTCTATACTGTCCTTGTGTTGAGCTACACACTGAATGGTGACTACCTGCAAGCTAAAGTCATCTTCCCTAGCTATAGGGCCTGTGGAGACGCTCTACCAGCCTATTACGAGCCTGTGTATGCCCTAGATAGGAATGCCATAGGTCAATGCCTAAAGACTGAGGTTATATCAGCCTCTATCAAGCCTAGAAGGAAGCCCTTATGATAAGTAATGAAGATCTAATAAATATGTGTCGTAAGTTAGCACACAAATACAACAGACCTAATGACTTTGATGACTTAGTGTCTGAGGGATCTATAGTCTGCCTAGAGTTAAGGGCTGAAGATCCAGAGGTACATCCAGCGAAACTGTATCGTGAGGCTAATAGAGCCATGCATGACTACATTAACTTAAGCCTACAACCTGTTAGTATACCTAAACATAACGTAGCTAGGCGTTTGTCACATGATATTAACGACGAAGAAACAGGTAATATGTCAGAAGATGGAGCTAACTGGTTAAGGAATATTCTGTCGTCTGAGGCTGTATCTTACGAAGAGTTTTCGTCGTCTATACCTGACCATGCAGAAGAATACGAGAAGGCAGATTACGAGAATTACATTCTGACTGTAGCTAAAGATCATCTGTCGCTAGAAGAGTGGCAAGTTTTAAGGTTAAGGTTCTGGGAAGACCATACACTACAGGAAGTGGCTGACATGCTTGAGGTCAACAAGATGTGGGTATCTAGGAAAGAACGTGATGCCCTTAACAAGATCTGTAACAATTTGTGATGTTACAACTTAAGAAAAGTATCCCTATTAGTAATTGTCCCTTTACTGAAAGTCTAACTTAAGTTAAGACTTAGGTATCAACAATAGGAGTTAATATGATAGCTAGTAAATTAGATAAGCTAGACTTAAGTGGTAGTCAGCCAGTGATTACAGATCCATCTTGGGATGATTGCGTCGATGGCTTTAAGCAAGCTGATATTGATATGGGTAGTGCTTTCCATCATAAACTAGACTGGATGAACAAGGCTGCTGATATTTATCTGTCAGAGAACAACAAGATGGCAGGGTTTGTCGGTAAGTTTGCTGAGGATTGTGAGATTTCCTATCAATATGGTAAGAGAATAAACAGGATAAGAAAAGTACCGTACACGGTACAAAACTTTAGCCACGATGCTATAGAAGCACTCTTGTCAGCCCCAGAAGAATTACGTGAAGAGATTGTGTCGTCAGATAAACTTATGACTGCATCAGAGGTACAGCAAACTAAAGCTGGTTACAAGGCTGTACAGGAAGACGAATCTAATGCTGACTTGAAAGAGAAAGTAGAGAGTAAAGAGATTAAACCCGTCGAGGCAGCTAAGATAGCCAACGATAGGTTTGAAAAGAAGAAGAAAGAAATGGAAGAAAGGGATAACACTTTTGATCTTGTAGAGCATATCTCAAGCACTGAGAATTATGAGATTGGTGTCGTTGCAACTAACTTTGCAGCATCTATGGAGCAATTAATTAGTAAGTTTGATGGTAATCAGGTTACAGACCAAATATACCTAGCGTTAAAGGAGGATGTAATAAATATCAAAATACCAGCACTTCACAAGATGTCAGATATACTTCTGGAGTTATGTGAAAGACTTCCACTTACCAATATTAAAACTTTAAACTAAGGAACCCGATATGACAAACAGCAGCAATAGCTTTTATCAGCAGACAAAAGAATATTATGGCCTACAAAATCGTAAGCCCATGAATATGAATTTATTGATCAACAAGGGTGGCAGAAGTATTCGTGCTTCAGACGCTAATGCCCACCGTAAGAAAGTGTGGGATGAAGACCGTGATGATATGGTAAAATTGCTCAATACAACATTCCACAGTTATGAGCTTGATCGTCAAATGCCTATGTGGTGGTTGCTTGAAAATGACCCTGAGTCATTCTTCACTAATAGGGACTCTGAGATTGAGAAGGGCCAAGGCAGGGTGAAGCGAAATTACGATTACAAGGAAGTCGGCTATCAATACCTGATAAACCCTGAGAAGTTTGGTAAGGATCTTATCCAGCCAGAAGAAGTAGCTCAGAAAGAGTTTAAGTTTAAAAGTGTAAGAGCTTAACAAAAGGAGAGAGCCGCATGACTGAGACAGCGCACCAGCCTTGTCCATATGTGTCGTGTGGCTCTTCCGATGCCTTTAGCTACAATAGCAATGGGTACGGAAGATGCCATGCATGTGAAAGAGGTTACCCATCGAAGAGCCAGATGTTTGATTGGGCTAAAGACAAATACCCAGTAGTGGAAAGAGATGATAATAGTATGAGTACAGTTATAGATTATACGCCCAAACGAATAGAAGACCCCGCCAGTGGAAATTATGTAGCTATGCGAGGCATTACAGCTAAGACTATGGAAGACTTTGGCGTACAGACTTACTCTGATCGTCAGGAGTATGTGTACCCCAGCGGGGGAATTAAAGTACGTAAGCTAGACGAGAAGGTATTCTACACTAAGGATGGCTTTAAGGGTGATGAACTGTTCGGTATGAACCTGTTTACTGCTGGCAGTTCTAAGATGGTAACAGTCACTGAGGGTGAGTTAGACGCCCTGTCAGTAGCCCAAATGCTTAAGAGCCAATACACTAACCCTGTAGTATCTTTACCCTCTGCTACGCCCTCTAAGAAGCTCTGGGAGAAGTGTACAGAGTGGCTTAATAGCTTTGACAAGATTGTCCTATCTGTAGATAACGACGAAGCTGGGAATGCTGTAGCTGATCGTATGGCTAAACTGTTTCCTAACAAGGTCTACCGTGTACCACATGACAAGTTCAAGGATGCTAACGAGTTCCTGACCAATAATGCAGCAGCAGAGTTCAAGAGTGCTTGGTGGAATGCTAAGAAGTATACACCTGAGAATGTTCTTAATAGTACTGAGGACTTCATAAGCCTATACACAGATACCCCTGAGCATCAGTATGTCCCAACTGGTATTATAGCTTTAGACGATAAGATCTTGGGCCTTATGCAAGGTCACTTCACAGTCATTAAAGCGCCTACAGGTATAGGTAAGACTGAGATCATGCGTTACCTAGAGTACAACATGTTACAACATAACATACCTTTTGCTGCATGGCACTTAGAAGAGACTAAGCTAAGATCTTTACTTGGTCTTGTGTCGTACCAGCTAAAGGATAACCTGACACGTAGGGATCTCATAGAGGAGAAGCAAGCAGAAGATGATGTCATACGTGCCATCAAAGAGCTAACTAAGGATGAACTATTCTACCAGTTCTATCTTAGTGATGGTCAAGGTGCTGATGAACTATGCGACCAGATTAGATACTTTAGTCAAGCATGTGGCTGTAAGTTTGTATTCTTTGAGCCTATCCAAGATGTAGTATCTGGTCAGTCAGAAGAGAGTAAAGAGCAGATGTTAGCTGACTTATCGGTCAGGTTGTCTAAATTATCAGCGGAGCTAAACGTAGGTATCGTAACCATTGCACACACTAACGACAATGGTGACCCTAAGTACTGTAAGATGATTGGACAACGTGCATCAGTGATATTAGACCTCTCCCGTGACAAAGAGGCAGAAGACTTACAGGAACGCAACACAACGCACATAACAGTACAGAAGAACCGTCCATGCTCAGAAGAAGGTAGGGCTGGTATGATGCGGTTTAACTCAGAAACATTTACACT